GACCTCACCCGTCCCTTTAGGCGTAATTGAAATATCAATGTGTGCATCCGTACCATCAGCCGCAAGAGTCGTTCCTGTGAGGGTTACGCCTGCGGCAGCTACATTTGTGTCGAAGGTTAAGGCATCGACTTTATCCGCAGTAATGCCCTCCACGACACGATCCCCATCAGCAGTCCACCCAGAACTCGCCAAGCACAGAACTAAAAATATCGAAAATACAATTCGTTTTATCATTTTAAAATACCTCCTTTTATGGCCTACTGGATGCTTCGATGATGGTCGTTCCGTCTAACATGAGCCTCACCCTATCCACGGTATCGTTTAAGGATGTGTCCACCTTAATGCTCAGGTTTCCCGTCCCAGTTTTCAATACAACCGTATGGCTACCGTCCTGGGCACTCAGGATCACCTCATCACCGTCTATCAACCCATTGATAGTATCAACATCGTCTGACGCCACACCGCTTTCTGTTTCAATGGCGTACCTTCCAGCGCCTGTAAGGGTAAGAACGCCCCCTGATATCGTGACGTTCTTTACGGCGCCCCACGATCCCGTACCGCCGGCTACTGGTCCAACCTGTTTTAATCCATCCATCCATCGTCTGAAAATAGGCATATCGTTATCCCCCCTTTAGGCTATCTCAACCACTCTGAGGTTGCCGATTTCGCCGGATACAGTGTTGATAAAGTAAGTATCCAGATCTGTAGAAAGTGGAATGTCTACGATGGCGCCTTTAGGAATTGGCATTCCATTGGCTTCAGTTAGAGTAGACCCGCCCCATAGGATTTCGCCGCTTGCACTGTCTGAGTTATTGTAGGCGGCAAATCCTTTACGACTATATTCTTCAATTAATTGGGATGTAAACTTGGCCGCACTGCCAAATACTTCAACAGCAGTGGTTTTTATTTCGTGATCTGCCTGCGATTGCAGGCGCAGAAGCCAGTCAGTTTCTCGTGACATAATTCAACCCTCCTCATAAAAGTTCATGTTGGTTCACAATTGAATCCCCCCGGGAGGGAATCAACGCCGGAGAAAGGGCGTTTCGTATTTAGTTGTGTTCCTTAGAAGGATTGCACTACGCGGTACTTGAAATGTATCCACTACGTGGTATTTTGAAATGTATACTGTTTAAAATATATTAGTGAAATGAAACTTCGCAGATTGCGATTGATTAACTAATCTAATACACGTTTTGAGTCAAATGTCAAGGTAATTCATTGCTGAGAACATTTTTACGATTCTTAATCTTGCCCTTCAGCTCCTCGGTTATCTCGCCCACCACATAAGTTTGCTCAATATCAATCAGCATATCGGCCAACAAATCTTTAGCCGGTTTGCTCTTACCGATTACAACCATGATAAGCAAATTTATCAATTTATACGCGTCTGCAAGTTGATCGTTAGTGTCCCCTACATTTTGAACGAGAGTTCTCCTTAATTTGGTAGCTTTCTTTTGTGCCTCTTTGGACTGATGTTCGGCTTGGATTTCCCCTGCTGTTTTCAATCTGATGGTATTCCCATCTACCATTAATTTATTCCTATCCTTATAAAGCATGGCCACCTTGTGAGCAAAGGGGACTTTAATGGCATGGAGTTCGAATATGTAGCCGTTATAAACTACCCATATCTCGGGACAGTCCATCAGATCAACGATCCTTGTCCCGTCCCATCTGAGTCGGTCAAGGCCCACCTTTCTTTTCTCTGTGGGGATTTTCCCAATTTCCGTATCCCCCCGTTCCGTGATGTGGACAATGATATCGTCTTTGACAAATGCTTTCATGGGCCGTGTCCTTACGAATTATAATTTAATACTGATGCTGCGATAATGTATGCTGAGGTAAGACCCGATGCGGTATAAAGTTGGATTTCAGCAAGATACGCACCATTTAAGGCGCTTACGTCTATTCCAGTTGCGGTTTCCACCAGTGCATAGGTGCCACTATTGGTTTGCTCCGTACTACTATAAACACCATTTATTTTCAACCTCGCTTGAGTATAATGAGCACCAGCCAGTGAATTTCTAATCCTGAAAATCGCTCTAACTAAATCAGATTTTCCGGTAACAAATCGTAACGGAAACGAATAGACAGTTACCCACAAATCCGTTGCTGTTTTTTCGACATCACTAATGCTGAACAATGTCGCTGCATAATTGGCCATTTGAGCGTGATCGATAAGGAAAGTAGTGGCCATTTTTGCCAATTCTATCGTAGCGTCCTTAATGTTTTCATTTAGGACACCATTAGCCCCTAACCCTATCTTTGGACCTGTGACATTCCTGGCAGCTATTTTAGCCGTAGTGACATTTAGATCCTTGATTGAGGCCGTAACCACTAAGTCCTCAGGTGCACGATTATTGCCAATATCCCAAACTACACGCCATAAACTCCCGGTGTAAATTTTTAGTAAATCATTGGTAGTATCGTGCCATATTTGCCCCTGGGTGGGACTTGACGGTGCGCTCGTGCCTGCAAAAGTGCTTCTCAAGGCAGCAAAATTATTCTCCATGTTTGCCAAATCAGTTTGGCCTACGTGTCCTGATGCATATGAATCAGTAGTCCATGTTTGAGACATAATAACCTCCTAAATCAATTCACAAAAGTTTACTTCAAAGTTTTTGACTAAAGCGTTTACCGCATCACTCGGATCAATGATAGTTATTTCAACCTGAAAATATTGCCCGGTTACGATACCTGACAGTAATTCCATTTTCTCAACCTCGTTTGTCGGCGGAGAAACCGTTCCATATTTCAAGGTAATCTGAACACTCGCACCAGAAGTTAATTCAAAGATTTGAGCCCAGGTCCGACTTACATCAGCATTGTCCCATGATGCGCTATTAATTTCATCAACCTCAAAAAGAGTTGCAGTATCAAATCGGACTGCCACGCCATTCGCGGAACTACCTAACCTTATTTCGATTTCCGGGGTTCCCGCGGCGGTTTTAAAAAGATAGTCTTCATCACCCCAGCCGCTTGAAGCAGGTAATTCCTGGTATCCATCGGGAGTAACCCATTCACTGTTTGTATTATCGTAAATGCCGAATTCCGCTTTTTCTCCTGAATAATACAAGTCAGCTCGATACCATAATTCTCCACTGAGGGTATTCCGTTGATAAATCCTACCATCATCCGCTGAAGGGGTTACTTTAACGCACTTGCCTGATTGTCCGTCGGCATCCTCAACAATAGCCGAATCCGTTTCCGCCCAATCATCAAGTACCGGCCCAGTCCAGTTCTCCATCCCACCATTGTCAACGACCTCTCCTCCCTTAAACACCAGCGGAATAACATCATCCCAAGTCGTTCCTTCCCCAGTAATAACGAATTCTGTATCTATGTAAACCAGATATCTTGAGGAGGCCAATAGATCAAAAATAGGCGAAGTGTAAGTCCCGGTAAGCACCCCTCCATTATGGCTGCATTTCAGATAATCATCCCCACTATAAGTTACGTGTTCGGTATTATCATAAGCTCCCCCAGTGTAATCATCTGTTTTGGAATCAGATATCGACCATCCATCAGGAGGAGCCAATAAAGACACTGCCGCCGATACAGGTGTTTCGCCATATTCACCATTAGTTCCGAGAGTATTACACCAGAACGTGTGAGATCCGGGTTTAACACCGTACAGCGAAAGATTAGGTGCCCGCAACGCTGCAAGAAAAATTGCACCAGACCATGAACTGCCAAGTCTGAATTCATAAATCTCGACATCGGGATCGCTTACTTTTGTGGCGTAAAGATTAATACAGTTTGAATTCACTATGGCATATAAAGCACTTAAAGATGCTGGGGCAGATGTTTGGCCACCAACCAGATGTTTCATACTGAAGGCATGTTCATCACTCTGCTTAACCCCCCAAAGAGATACAGATTTCAAACGAATGTAATATGTAGACCCATCTTCAACCGGATCAATATTAAAGTCGGTTGTAGCATTAAAAGCATGTTCCCACATAGCGGACCAATAAGAGGTTTCAGTATCAGGGGTCTTCCCCGTTCCAGCTTGAATGCAAATATAAACAGCCGAATCATAAGCAACCTTATCCCCAACTTCATAGGCTTCCACATTATCATATTCGGATTTCCCGTCATCAATCATTACATGCACTTCCACATGATCAAACCATGTGTAATCGGCAGGCGGATCGAATGTAATCAATAATCTGGTAAACGTCCTGAGTCGGTAATTATATGTTTCCTCTGTAATAACCCCATTCGATACACCTGGAGGCTCATCCCTTGGATCCGGGAGGGTTGAATCATAGATGTCGTCAAGATCAATGTCATATATATCGTTATAAAGAGTAGACGCTTCGTAACTGAGGTTCAGCTCAATAAGACCCCCCTGTTGGATATTAGCATCTATTACCCGCATATAAGTTTTCCGGACAGATAATGCCGTTGATGAAAAATATACAATATCATGAGCTTCGAGCTGAACAGCATCATCCCTGAACAACCCTGAGACAGACCTGGATAACTGCTCTCGTTCAAGGAGGTATGTCCCTATCTTTCCCGCTATTTCTCTATCTGTGACGCCATTCAATGTGACATTCCCTATATTCCCGGCTTCTTCCCCAATAAGAATAGAGTCCGGGTTAAAATTCTTTTTAGCATCAATATAATTTATCCGTAACCCATCATGAATTCCGAATTTACTTGGCTGGCTAAGAGAGATAACCGCTTTTCCACCAGCATCTCGGACAATATGCTTATCTTCTAATGTCATAGCGGATGATTCTTCATCAAGGTCTGAATATCTCAAATAAAACTTTCCATCCCACCAAACTAAACTACCGCGAAATGTTCGAAGAATTTCATTCACGATATCCCTTGCAGTCTTATCCTGGTTAATAAGTATGTTCAATGTCCAACCTTGAGCGTCACAATAATCCGCCGCAGTTGTCCAGGAAGGGATATCTATGGTGCTGGCATTTTTTCCACGTCCGTATCGAGTATTGGTAATATAATCATAGAGACATAACACAGGGTTCGTAGAATACGCTGTGGATTCATCTCTAAAATCGTAGACCTTCCGGCCTTTTAGTTCAATGGTTCTTTGTGGCAGACCCTGGAAATAATCTCGACTCCAAGTAAATTTATAAACAATGTAGCAGGTGTTCCTGAGAGGATCTGACCATCGATCATCAATGGTATCCTTCGCCTCAGTTGCAGTTACTAAATCGGCATCAGCTACCTGAGAAGCCGATCCGGAATGAAACGTATAATCAGCGTAGATTCCATATTCTGATATCAGCTTATCCCCTAAAAAGATCTGAGCAACACTATCTTCTTCAACAACGCCGTCACACTCCCCCTCGCTAAGAGTTGAAACTACCCAAAGGATATTATTGGTACTCCCGCTTGTCCCCATATACACATCATTACAGCCGACCCTAAGAGTTCCGTAAAGGATTTTCATGGGCTCTTCTGTTGAACGGCTATTGGTTTTTATACCGGGGTCTCGTCCAGTACCCGAGGTTGGATCATCTTGGCCCGCTAAAGCCGTGCCAATGCTATAAGCGAAACTCATTGCGGACACCATTACTGCTATGGCGGCCGACCAAGCATATGTTACCCCAGCGACTACGAATGTTGCACCCATTAGACTTCCCTTTCTTTTTTCAGCCTGAACACCTTTTCTATGTCGAGAATATCTGTCTTCACAAGAGTAACTCCTTTATTTATAAAGGACCCTAAAACATGACCGTTCCCACCACAAAGACCGAATGTAGTCTCCCCCCCCTGTTTAAAGGAAAATATAACCACATCCCCTGGTCTCATTCTCATTGGAGCCACCTGCTCTCCGTTAGCATTCAGGTAATCCATGGCCATTCGCATCGCTTCTTCTCGATCAGTGTTCCACAAATCCACAAGTTTACCATGGCCCTCTTTGGAGAAAAGACTGCCTTCAGCACTTTTATGTAGTCCCAGTTTGTCAGCAATGGAAATAAGAAACGAGCTGCAATCGTAACTGTTTCCCCATCCACCTTCCTCGAATGGTTTCCCAACATACGCGCTTGAAACTTGCGCTAACCTTAATTTCTTTTTTACGCCTGTTGACTTCCCCACCATATCTCCTTATCCATTAATCCCGGCAGGAATCTAAACCCGCCAAAGTTATCGGTATTTCCCAACGCCTGACACCGGGTATAGCTCCTGTCACACCATTTATCCCCACCACTGTAGCCACATTCGGTCCCCTTAAAGACTATCCACCTACACGATGCACTGTGCCGGGCAAGGGTTTGTTGTGCCCAGCTTACAAAATCGTTTGTAGTCGTCATAGCAAGGCGAGCTTCGTCAAGATCCCACGCATCTACCTGGCCCTCGAATAAAGTTATGGGAGACCCGATTATCACCCTGTTGGAATTGAGAACTACCTGCCTGAATTTGATAGGGGTCCCCATGACTACCTGCCCAGCGAACACTACTGAAAAATATTGATCTAAATTGTCAACTTCAAACTTAAATTGATCCACCACTGATTTCATAGAATATCGGATTGCCTCAAAACTAAACCCCCGGGGATAATAGGTTTCGCCTTCCGACGAATACCCAGTTTCCCACTCAATCCCATCCTCCCAGTCAATCCCGGTTTCCCACTCAATCTTTGCGTATGTCCCAGTATTTAACGGGATGTCGCAATCAGTAAATCGGTAATACGCTTCGTTTACCAATATCTCAAGCATGTAAAACGAAGTGATTTCTTCTGCTTCTAAGGCAGTAATAAGCTCGGAACTGAGTAGGCGCATGGATTATTCTACTTTGCTTCTGGCTGTGATTTCTCCGGCCTCTTAATATTGTCCATAAAAGCCTTGTTGATCTCCATCAGGAGGCCTTTCATGGAATAGATCGACAGCCTGTTCCCCTGCTCTTGCTGAAAGTATTGTTGTAAAGTCTTCTCAACATCAGCTTTGGCCTTCAGTGTGTAATTGGCGAAAGCCGTTGGAGTTATTGCGAAAAGTCCGATGATTGCAAATAATATAATCTTTTTCATGGTGTCTCTCCTTTAGTTACGTTTTGCCTCCAATTCCTCAACCCGTTCTTTTAATTCAGTGATTGCTTTGACTGCGATACAGAGCATTTTACCTAAATTGCGACCATCCGTGTCTATAGTAACCTCATCATATTCAGGCTTCTTCTCATCGTCTTTCAATTTGTCAATATCCACGAACTGTCCAGTCTGCTTATCCTTATATTTCTTTTCTTTGTACTTGACCCCTACACCAGGCGGAAGTGTAGCATGATCTACCTTGGCCCAACCATCAACACTGGCCCCTGGTTCCGGTTGTATCGCTGCTATCTTATCAAGTGCATCATTGCCAACATACAAAGGCGAATACTCAATATAACTGTCAGCCCTAACATTGCCGGCTACATCTAACTTTTCTACAGGATCTGTGTCACCTATACCAACATCTCCACCTGCCTCAATATAAAGCCTGGTCGTATTAGTGGTCTGGAAGTACATGGGAGCAGCTTCAAAGGTCTCAATTTGAAAAGACCCAGTACCCCTATGAGATAAGCCTGTACTCGTGTTGATTCCACCATTTCCTCTTATAATTCTGAAATCATAAGACCAGTCCTTCGTATCAAAGGTCCAGTAATCACCCAAATCGGCGACAATCGTTGAGCTAAATGTAACTGATACACCAGTTGCACCCAATGCCTGGGCTGATCCAGTTATAAATATTGCAGTCCCATCCCATGTACTACCGCCATCGTCAGACCACATAAAAGTATCAGGGGAATCTCCGTCAATCTCAATACGAAAAGACGCAATCACAGTAGATGTCCCGCTCGTTGTGAGAGTAGCAGATCCAGTGTTGGTCCCTCCAGCTGTAATATCACCTCTATTATCAGAGCCATAAAAATCTATATATGCGTATCTATCACCGGACCCTCTACCATTCAACCTGATGTAACTTGACACATTAGCTGTCTGAGCATCTCCAGTCCAAAAACCATTAGGTGCATAAAGCACTCCGGTTCCAGTAGCAGGGTCGATTGTTAAGTTCCCG